AAAGTCGTCTGTCTGTTGGGTGCTCATTGTCGGACTCCTTTGTTTCGGGTTCTATTAGTTTTATATCTTCAACTTCAAAATCAAGATTGGTTTCGCATAACTCACCCATTTGGCGAGAAATAATCTCGCCATCGCCTTGAGCAAATAAAACTTCTGCTTCTTCTATAGAATCAGCTTCGCACTCCACCCATTGTTCTTCCCATATAGATTCAAGTACATATCTTTTTGCTTTGTATTTACTCTTTACCGGCTTTCCTTGTGGGTCGTGTGGCTCGTTAGGAGCGTGTCCGAATTCTTCTGCGTCTTGGTGTGTCATGCTTGTTCCTTATTAAAAAATGTTCCAATTATCTCTTCCACTTCATTAATGATATTAATAAAATCATCTTCGGTTTCTTCTATCCTTTCTCCGTTTTCATCATGAGTTTCTCTGCCGGGATAACATTTATCTTCTACATACCCAGATAGAGTTGCATATAGTTCTACCCAAGTTTCAGAAGGCAAATTGATTTTGTTCGGGTTAATCATTAGTCTTGCTCCCATATAACATTTTCAAGAGTAAAATTTACTATCTCTGAATCTTCTAGTTCGGTATCAAAAGACACACCTATTATTGATTCTTCATCTTTGATTTCATCTTGTTCTATTGTTCTGCAAAATGTAACATCAAAATCATACAATCCTTTATATTTGCCTTCATCTGATTCAAAATCCCAACTGTTAAATAAGTCAGCAAAATAATCATTTCCTAGCCATAAGTATTTATAGAAGTCTCCGTTCTTGAGTTCGGCATTTATTAATTTGGTTTTCTGTATTTTGTTAGCCATTACGCCACCTCCTCAAGTTCATTGAGATAATCGAAAACAATTTCTTCGCCTATTATGTAAACGTACATATTCACAATTTTTTCTGGCTCGCTTAAATCTGTGAACACTTCGCCAAAGTTAAGTTCTTCGTATTCTTTTATGAATCCGATAACATTAAAAGCCTGATCTTCTAGCCATTGCGTGGCTCTGTAAGTGCCGATTATGTAGTAATCAGTATTGAAGGCGTTGTGGTGTAAGTCGTCTTTCCAATCGTTTGGACTGTCTTCTTCAAACCACTCTTTATTTTCTTTAATGTAATCATCAAAGTATTCTTTGATTTCATCTTTTTTATACTTCATTATTTTTCCCCTTGTTTAATTTATCCTCTATAGTTTTTGCAACTTCAAGATCAATCCACAAGTTTTTTTCAAAATTTGGATGTTTATAATTTACTGGTCTTAAGACTGGTGTGCCATCACAACAAGAATACGCAAGCTCAAGCGCGTACTTTATGATTTTTACTTCATCTTTGTTTAGTTTTACATTTATCATTTTTTTCTCCTAAGTTATTAAAATGTATAAGAGAGATTACCAAATCTATCCCATATATGCAACTCTTTTTTAAGAAATAAACTATAATTAAATTACTGTGGCGCAACCTGAAAAATTATTCTGGCAACAAGTGAAGAAAAATCTTAAAGGCTTTTCTTTTATTCGCCTAGAATCACGCGTTAATTTAGGTATACCAGACGTTTTAGCCTGTAGTGATAGCGGGGTATATCTTACGCTAGAATTGAAAGTAACGAGCAGTAACAAAGTTAATCTATCTCCGCATCAAATCTCTTACCATGTGCAACGAGAAACCGCGCCCGCTTTTATCTTGGTCAAGCGTGCCTTCCAGAAGCACCCTCGAAAATCTGAGCTATACCTGTACGCGCCTAATCAAGTGCGCGCGCTTGCGGAGAATGGTCTTGTCGTCCTTCCTCTGTTGTCTTTCGGTTCGCCTGTCGATTGGTCGTTGGTTCAAGAACAACTTGACGCCCTTCTAACCGCGCGAAAAAATTAATTGGAAGACGAGCGAAGCGAGACCTTGCGTCCTTTATCTGAGGACATATATATTATTCTGGGCCGGCCCAAAAAAGAATTTTTGAAAAGTGACCAGTAAGGCACAACTTAGGAGGAAGCCCTACTGGTCGGAAACTGACTGTTTGAATAAACATAAGATTGGCATAATATAGAGTTAAAAATTAAATGCAATATATCTTTACTTATCCCATACAATAACGTAATATAAAATCCTCATTAACAACATTCTAAAGGAGGAATACCATGAGTTTATACGATACGGCTTTAATAACATGCGAGCATACTGACTTGCCTTACATCAACGACGAACAGCAACTGGGTTACACCAGAGCTTATCTCTATAAAGAGCTAGGGATATCGGACACCAGATGCAAAGACTTAGCGAAAGCCATTCATCTGTTGCACGGAGCCATGAGCAAATGCGACTACGCAAATATGCACCGGTTCTTTACAGCCTTTGAAGGCGTAGCACCACTATTGGTCAAGTACGGAGAACTGGAAGAAATGAATACAAACTTTGCTAACAGCAAAGGGGAGGTGTACAAATAATAAACAACATTCCCTAAAAGAAAGCCGGATCATGTGTCCGGCTTTTTTGTGCTTGCGCCTTGCGTCTGGCTATGTTAGTTCTGCCCCCAGTATTTTCCTGCTTTTAGTTGGGCTGACCTGTCGGATCTTTGAACTCGGACAGAAATTTATACCCAATTCTCCCCTTTTTTACCCTTGCTTGAGGCTCGTTTTCCCGCGCGAAAATTTCCCGTTTTGGAAGCCTGCGGTAGCAGACCTTGCGTCTTTTATCTGAGGAAGTATATATCATCCCGAACCTGCCCAAAATTTTTTTTGAAAAGTGATCGGCGAGCCACAACTTAGGAGGAAGACCCACCGACCGGAAACTAAATGTTTGAATAAACATAAAAAAGCATAATACAGGAAGAAAAAATAAATGCAAATAAATCTTGACTTATCTTATATATAGGTCCATAATGAAATCCTCATTAACAACATTCTAAAGGAGGAATATTATGAGTTTAAATTACAATTTAACAAATGTAAGTGACAAAGCGAACCGCGAGAAAAGTGAAGCCATTATTTTTATGTGTATGGCGGTTGGAATCCCTGATATAACCGAAAAGAACTACGAGGAATTTTATTCCAGAGTAACGCTTTCTAATCTTATCTATGACATACCCACCGTCTTCACTATAGAAGATGTTGCTAGTCACATAGGTTTAACCACCAATGTTTCAAAAAGAAACAGAGTGTCATTCCTTGCCGGTCTTTATAGAGGTTGGACGGATAAACATTATCGCGAGTGGCGCGGACCGAAAGGAAAAATAAACGCTACTAAACGACTGTTGGAGGAAGTTTGATTTAATAGCACTCTCCAAAAGAAAACCGGATCATGCGTCCGGTTTTTTTGCGCGCGAATTTCCGAGCCGATGAGCGAAGCGAAGAGGCGATACATTTTTTTAATGCCGAGCGAAGCGAGACCTTGCGTCTTTTCTCTGAAGATATATATATCATTCCGGCCTTGAATCTTGCGTCTTGTATCTGATAGATATATATATCATTCCGGCCTTGAATCTTGCGTCTTGTATCTGATAGATATATATATTTATACATAATAAAAAGGGCACCTAATAAGTGGCCCTGGTTGTTGGTTATTGACCCAGTATCTCGCCGGTGGCTTCTCTGAACTTTCGCTCATCAAAGTTAGGGTTGTCATCCTCAAGCATTCGACAAAGGCCCTGCATAAAGTCGCCATAATTTAAATAGTGGCGAATTCTTCCGTCATATAACTCTGCGAGCTGTCCATTGTCCTTAATGATCTGGGCCAATTTAATGTAATCTTTTCTAGTCATTTTTCCTCCTTTAAACAGTCACAATCAGAGTGGTTAATTCCTCCGCTTCCGAATAGATTCATGGACATTTTTATTCCAGAGCCTAAGCAAGACTTACAGTCTTTGTTGGCTCTGGGGTTTAGTTTTCTGGTCATCTTTCCTCCTATATAATTATTAATGACTGGGCCAGTCTACACGAATAGAAATGAATATGTAAATTATCTTGCATTGTCTTATAAAGAGAGTAAAATTGTAAGGGTTCAATTAATAACAATTCTTAAGGAGGAATAACAATGGACAAATTAAAAGAGCTCGAAATAGCAATAAATAATAACGTGACCTACTGGCCCATGGACTTAGAGTTTGATTATATAGTTAAATCAGATAGTGAAATATTAGATGAAGCCGTAAGTTTATTAACAAAGATTAGTAGCCCTATTGATAAAGCTATCAAAGATAATGATACAGCTTTAAAAGTACATAGAAGTTTTAACGAACTGATAGACGCGCTTGAAGAAGTAAGAGGGGAGGAATAACAATGAACAAAATATACATTCACAAAGGTTTCTTAGTCATCCCAAATTGGCCGGACTCTGAAAGAGAGTATTTTCATATTTTAGATAAAAAGTTAGCTAAAAAGGAAGAGTGCATAACAGGTTTTAATAACCACTTAAATATAAATACTTTAGAAGATGCTGAAATATTTATAGACAAGCACTTAGAGGAACTAACATGAGTATAGTTAGACTTCTTAAAGAGGGATATGTTCCCTGTATGTTTTGCACCGAAAGGCCAGCTAAAGATAAAGCCTTTTGTTTGGACTGCTTAGATTATATTAAAGAACGCAAAGAAGAGGAGTTAAGATGATTATCATTAGAGAAGATGCGCCTTGGTTCGTTGACCTACAAGATGATTCCAAAGTTATTAATTACAATGGCAAAGATATGCCAATAGCCATTTGGAATTTCATCTGTACTAAACGCGATCTAACTATGTGGACTAAACACAAGATGAAAGCCAACCGACATTGGAAAGTTACTGACATTAAGAAATACTTTGACATCAAAGGTTCGGGCCCAGTATTAATGGATAACTTCATGGAACTGTTCGACCACGTAATGGAGGCCGGCAAAGATTAACATGGCAATAAAAATTAGTTATGAGTGGTGCTTAGAGTACCTAACAGTATACGAAGACGGCACGCATGATATTCAAGACTCAGATCATGCCGAAGTAGGTGGTAAGAGTTACGGCATTGAGCAACTACTAAGACAACTGGATGATGGGCCCTTTCACTTTGGAATCAAAAGATGTTCCTACGATACTTGGATAGAAGACCAAGACTGGGAACATATATACTTAAATAAAGACGGAACTTTTCAAGATCAATGGGAGCAGAGAAGTTCTTCTAATAAAGAATATCTATTACCTAAGTATGTTATGAAAGAAGTTGAGCCACACATAAAGGAGATCATAGAGCATAAGAACTATAGAGAATAATCCTTGAGAACAATGACGACGGGCCGGCCTTAGGAGGAGCCGGCCTTTTTGTGCGTGATGCCTTTTGGCCCGCGCGAAAATTTCCCACCTTCAAACGAGGGCGAGGTACGAGTAACGAGTGAAGAAGGTCAAACATATAAGTATACGAAGTATTCCTTAATTGTATTCTTCCCTCTCCTCTCCTCTCCTCTCCTTCCCTTCTTCCCTGTTAATGCCGAGCGCAGCGAGACCTTGTATCTCTTCTCTGAAGACCCCCATCCCCCCTTTAGGCTACTTGGTATATATTTAGTATTAAGAGAAGAAAACAGACAGGGAGAGAGATATCAAAAACTTTGACAAAAACGTTCTGGCAATTCAATATGTAATTATCCAAAAACGATATGGCCCAAAAAAATTTTAAAATTTCAAAAAATCCGGCCCCAGAGTTCGACATAAACATAGAGCAGTTAGCGGACAGATACCCTGACGCTACCAAAGAACTGCTGGAACTAACTGAAGCACTGAACGCCAAGACCTTGCAACGCGAAGGTCGTGAAAACTTTATTCGCTACATTAATCACATGTGGCCAGACTTTGTGCAGGGAGAGCACCACAAAATATTTGCTGAAAAACTCGAACGAGTAGCTCGTGGGGAACTTAAACGCCTTATTGTTAACATGCCGCCTCGTCATACTAAGTCTGAATTTGCCTCAACGTTCTTTCCTTCTTGGGTCTTGGGCCGTAATCCTAAGTTAAAGGTCATGCAAATAACGCACACCGCCGAACTGGCTTTTCGTTTCGGTAGAAAAGTAAGGGACTTAATCGACTCCGACGAATATCAAAAAGTTTTTCCGGGCGTTCGACTGAAAGCGGATTCAAAATCTGCTGGTCGTTGGGAAACCAATGGCGGAGGAGAAGCGTTCTACTCAGGAATAGGCGGAGCGGTAACAGGACGTGGTGCGGATTTATTGGTGTTGGATGATATTCACTCAGAGCAAGACGCGCTTTCATTAACAGCTTTAGACAATGCGTGGGATTACTACTCTTCAGGACCCAGACAAAGATTACAACCGGGTGGGGCTATTGTCATTGTGATGACGCGATGGAGCACCAAGGACTTAACAGGAAGATTACTCAGCAGACAGGTAGAAGAACACGCAGACCAATGGGAAGTGGTGGAATTCCCAGCTATTTTCCCTGATAGTCACAAACCTCTTTGGCCCGAATATTGGAAGTTGGAAGAGTTAGAAGGAGTAAAAGCATCCATTCCCGTTAGCAAATGGGAAGCCCAGTGGATGCAAAATCCAACTTCTGAAGAAGGTGCTATACTGAAGAGAGAATGGTGGAAAAAATGGGACAAGGAAGAAGTACCGCAAATGCAGTACGTTATCCAGTCGTATGACACGGCGTACACGAAAAAAGAAACATCTGACTTTTCAGCGATCACGACGTGGTGCGTATTTTACCCTGATGAAGGCTCGTCGCGACCAGCTCTCCTCCTCCTCGACGTTAAAAAAGGACGATGGGACTTTCCAGAATTAAAACGCGAAGCTTACAAGCAGTATCAATATTGGGATCCCGACACCGTGATCGTTGAAGCAAAAGCCAGTGGTCTGCCGCTCACCGACGAATTACGACACTCTGGTATACCAGTAGTAAATTATTCACCGGGCAAAGGACAAGATAAAATTGCTAGGGTGAATGCCGTTGCTCCGATGTTGGAATCGGGAATGGTATACGTTCCAGACACAAGATGGGCGGACGAATTGGTGGAAGAATGTGCAGCATTTCCTTTTGGAGATCACGACGATTTAGTGGACTCGACAACGCAAGCATTAATGCGTTATCGACAGGGTGGATTTATTGGTTTAGAATCTGACGATGATCTGCAAGAAAATTATCCGCGCAGACTTAGAGAATATTATTAGGAGCATAAGATGTCTAAAAAAGGTGAACAGATAAAGGACCAAGGATTCGTTCCTTACGCAAAATTGAAAAAAGAAGCTACTTCTAAAGGACCAAAACCCGGCGCTGGCAAAGGCAAAAGTCGTGGTAAAGGAGCAGCCCTTAGAGGAACTAATTTTACTGGCGTCTATTAAACTTTAGATGGCAGAAAATAATAAACCAACCAACATAGAGAGGTTGTCGGATCTTATTGATCTGGAAGTTGAAGACGGTCAAGAGGTTCAGATCGAAGAACCAACGCCCACGGACAGTGATATTGCTGTAGAGATTGAAGAAGACGGCAGTGCCGAGGTCAATTACTTTCCCGACGACGAGCCCATGCAAATGGAAGCTCCGTTTGATGCCAACTTATCTGAATACCTATCCGACCAAGATTTAGGAATGATAGCTAATGAGTTGATTGGTGATTTTGAAGATGACCATGCCAGTCGCGCTGAATGGGAAGAGACCTACATTAAAGGACTGGATCTATTAGGATTCAAATACGAGGACAGAGATCGTCCATTCCCCGGAGCGTCTGGGGTAACTCACCCATTATTAGCCGAATCCGTTACGCAATTCCAAGCACAAGCCTTTAAAGAGCTATTACCCAGCAAAGGACCGGTCAAAACCCGTGTTATGGGGGCTGAAACACCTGAAACAGAGGATCAAGCAAGAAGGGTAGAAGACTTTATGAATTACCAAATAACCACGGTAATGCAAGAATACACCCCTGAAATGGACCAATTATTGTTCTATTTACCCCTTGCAGGCTCTGCATTTAAGAAAGTTTATTTTGACCCCAGCAAGCAACGCGCTGTAAGCACCTTTGTCCCTACAGAGGATTTGGTAGTCCCATACACTGCCAGCGATCTTGAAACGTGCGAACGGATTACTCACGTTGTAAAGATGTCTTACAACGAAGTGCGCAGTCATCAGCTTGCTGGGTTCTATCGTGACATAGAATTAAAAGCCAGTGATCCAACGAACACAGACGTAGCCGACAAGGTAGATGAGTTAGAAGGCATTCGACAAGGTAGCGTAGAAATGATGTATGAACTTTTGGAGTTCCACGTTTCCATGGACGTACCAGGTTTTGAGGATCCCGATGGATACCACTTACCTTTTATAATTACAGTGGACAGAACGTCCAGCCAGATTTTATCCATCAGAAGAAACTACAGAGAAGGCGACCCACTTAAAAACAAAGTCCAATATTTTGTCCACTACAAGTTCTTACCCGGTCTTGGGTTCTACGGCTTTGGACTGATACACATGATCGGTGGTCTGTCGAGAACCGCCACTGGTGCATTAAGACAATTAATAGACGCGGGTACGTTAGCCAATCTCCCTGCTGGTTTCAAAGCCAGAGGTCTAAGGATCAGGGACGACGAGACACCGTTGGAGCCGGGGGAGTTCCGAGACGTGGACGCACCGGGCGGAGCACTAAGAGATTCACTGATACCATTACCTTATAAAGAACCGTCAGCCACATTAATGCAGTTGTTGGGTTTTTGTGTAGAAGCCGGACAACGTTTTGCTTCTATCACCAACATGAACGTTGGCGAAGGCAATCAAGAAATGCCAGTTGGAACAACCATGGCGTTATTGGAACAAGGCACACGAGTTATGTCTGCCGTTCACAAGCGTTTGCATTATGCACAAAAATTAGAGTTCCAAATACTGGCAAGATTATTTGCAGAGTACCTACCCCCCGAATATCCGTATCAAGTGGTCGGAGGGGATCAAGCAATTAAACAGTCAGACTTTGACGATCGCGTAGACGTTATTCCTGTTAGTGATCCTAATTTCTTTTCCATGTCTCAACGTATTACGTTAGCACAACAAGAATTACAATTAGTACAAAGCAACCCAGAATTACATAACATTAAAGAAGCTTACAGAAGAATGTATCAAGCATTAGGTTCTGAAAACATCGAAGCTTTATTACTTCCAGATCCACCACCTCCCGCTCCTGTGGATCCCGCGCAAGAGAATGGCGCGGCATTGATGGGTGCGCCACTTACAGCTTTCCCAGAACAAGACCACGCTGTACACATAGAGGCGCATTTATCTTTCTTGGCAAGTTCTATAGCCATGGTCAATCCAATGGTGGCCCCCGGTGTGGTGTCTCACATGTTCCAACACATGTCATTACAAGCACAGAACATGGCCGACCAACAAATGCCTGAGCAAGAACAACCAATGCAACCAGACGGAGCACCGCAAGAACCGCAACCAAACCCACAAAAAGACGCATTGAAAGCTAAGATTGAAGTGCAACTTATGAATGAAATCATGCCACGTCTTGAAGAGATTATGACTCCACCAGAAGATGGTGTTGTACAGCTTAAAGAGAAAGAACTTCAAATTCGTGCAAAAGAAAATGAAGATGATAAACTTATAGCCGAGAAGAAATTAAAACTGGATGCAGCTAAGTTAAAACAAAAAGATCAATCGGAAGAAAATGATAAACGCATGGCCGAGAAGAAATTAAAACTGGATGCAGCCAAACTAAAACAAAAAGATCAATCGGAAGAAGAGAAGTTGAAATCACAAGAAGACATAGCCGCAATGAGAGTCGGAGCCGAAAGAGAGCGTTCTCAACAAGACAGAGGTAACAGGTAATGTCTTATAATTTTGATTTTGAGCTCCCAGATTTTTCAAACATAAATCTTACTGGTTTGCCCTCTAATTTAAACTTAGGACCACTTGGAACAAGTGGTGCATCTACCATGGATTCACCCCCCGTTAACACGGGAGGCGGTAAAGGAGCTCCTGCCACAGCCACAGCTCCTGCCACAGCAGGGTCATACGCAAACATTCCTTACGATCAAGGATGGTGGTCCCGAGTTAAATTACAAGAAAATCTTAGTAGAAGACAAATGCACCAAATTTACATGGAGCATGGGCATCCAACGTGGTCTGCAACTATTGGATCTTTTGGGGGCGAAGCAATGCCTAACCCTAATTACAAAGAAGAAGGTAAACTATGGGTAAACTCTGCCGGAGATCGAGGTGGTGGTTATGTGACAATACCCGAGCCTATTCCAGTAACCGCAGCCGTAG